TTCTATGCTTCAGGAGAATATCTCCTTGATGAAATAACAAACAAATTAAATAAGCTATCAGTAAAGACACTGAAGCTTGCTAGAATAAAAGAAATAGTTAGAAGGAGTTTAGTATAATGAAAAAAGATTTAGGATTAAAGATTGGAACAATGATAATAATACTCATGATATTTATAGCAATGTTTTTAATAGTGGGTATCAGTACTCATGAAACACACACTTACCTTATGACGAACAAAACACTATCACTAGGAGCTTATCTTTTATTAGGAATAAGATTAGTTACTACTATAATTATAGTGGGCGTAGTGACTGCTAAGACATACTTAAAACTAGACGAGGTATTCTAATGAGTCTAGCTACAGTCTATTGGATATTGGCAGGATTAGTAATTATATTCACTTACCTACCTGGTGGTAGTGATAAAAATAAAAGGAGAAAGAAATGAAAACAATTACACTAGATCAATATAGATCTATGAATAGAGAACGTGGAGCTAAAGGATTAGGTGGCTCACACGTTGCACCATTGATGGGAGTACTAAAGTATTCATCTCCATTTAGTTTATGGAAAGGTTGTCTCTTTGGTAGAAAATATACTGAAACAGTCTATACCAAACGAGGTAAAGATAATGAAGCTGAACTCATAGAACTATTCTTATCAAAGAATAAAAGATATACTATGGATATATCATTTGATAAAGAATTATTCTATCTGCATAGCAAGTATGATTACTTACTTGCTAAGCCTGATGGTATACTTATAGATAATATCACTGGTGAACAAGTGTTATTAGAAATAAAGACAGCTAACTTTAGTTTGGTTGAGTCATGGAACAATGGTGTACCTGATAGTTATTACTGGCAGTTACTACACTATATGAATGTTACAGGTATAACTAAAGGTATCTTCTTTGTTCAATTCTTTGATGAAGAACAGAACAAGATGAATACCAAACAAGTAGAACTATTCAGTAGTGACATACCACAGATTGAAGGAGATAGAGAAGAACTTCTATACTCATGTATTGCTTTCTGGGAAGATAACGTAGTTAAATGTATACCTCCATTCATTGATTATACTGAAGCTACTGCTGAAGCTATCAAAGAGTTAAAGCTTGACGATGAATTAGAGATAGCTGACTCATTTGAAAAAGATATTGACCATATTAATAGTATCTGCAAATTAAACGACAAGATTAAAATGTTAGATAAAGAGAATAAGAAAACTAAACAGTTAATTAATAACTATATTAGTAAGTCTTTATCTGAATATGGTAAGCGTGAGACAGAGAACTTCAACATAACTTATTCTCAAACTACAACTAATAGATTTAATTCTAAAAAGTTTAAAGAAGAGAATGAAAAGTTATATAAAGATTATAAAGAAGCATCTACTAGTAGTAGACTAACTATAACAAGGAAGAAGTAATGCAAATAATAAGAACACAAACGATTGATCATAGCATAATGCCTGCTGGTTTAACTATGTTAATCTTTGGTCAACCTAAGACTCATAAGAGTACAGAGCTAGCCAAATGGTCAGACAGAGGTAGTGCTGGTACACTAGTAATAGACACACAGTTTGGTACAGATTTTATTGGAGGTATTAACAAGATACATTGTGTCAGTTTATATCCACCTATGATACCTGTACTAGATTTGAATGGTAATCAAATGACAGATGAAAGAGGACTACTTGCAGTTGAACCCCTCTTACCAGAGAACAGAGGATATATTCATAGAAATGGAGCTGAGAAAGGACAAGCTATGGCTGTCTATAGTCTCGATGAAATATTAACTTACATCTATACAGAGTTAGCTAATGGTACATTTGAATTTGATACAGTAGTACTTGATACCTTTGATCAAATAGTAAGATGGGAAGAAGTAGAAACTTGTATCACTCTAGGAATAAATTCTATAGGTGAAGCAGAGTTTGGTAAAGACTATGCTCTTACTGCTACTAAGGTTAATAACATCTTCTTTGAACTCAAGAGAGTTCTTATGAAGGCTGGTAAATCATTAGTTCTAGTGTCTCATAGTAAGCAGAAACTAAAAGTAGAAGCTAATAGTTCTGACAAAACTAAAGTATCTGCACATCTAGCATCAACCTTACCTACTAAGATAGAGAAGGTAGTACTAGGTGAAGCTGATATTATAGGCTATGTAGAAATAGAATCTAAGTTTGGGAAAAGAAAAGCTAAGATGTCATTTGATAATTGTGAGGAACTACACATGGGTAGTAGACTCCGTAACTTAGCAGGGAAGACAATCAATTTTGATTACGAAACATTTAAAAATACAATAGAAGGTAAGCCTTCAACAAATAATAACAATAAACAAAGTAAGGAGATTACAAATGGCAAGAGCTAAATTTAATGGCAACACTGGTGTTAGTGGAAGTACTGGACTTAAAGAATTTGACGTGGTAGGTTTTAATGATTACACTAATGATGTAGAAAAGAACTCTAAAGGACATGATCTTTATGTTGTCCTTGAGTTTCAATCAAAGGATTCAGACTTTACAGATAAGATATGGATTATACAAAAAGAAATTCCATATTTTGCTAATGGAAACATAGATGATACAAAGTTCTATGCAATGAATGAGTTACATAACTTCTTTGATCTCATTGGATTTGCTGGGGGCTTTGATGAAGCTGGTCCTAAGATAGATGCAAGTGGCAATATCGTAGAAGACTTTAATGAATGTGTATCTAATCATTTAGCTAGCATGAATGGAACTGTGACAATCATTGGATATACCTATAGAGAATATAATGCAGTTACTCACAAAGTTTATAACAGAATGTATAAACAAATCTGGGAAGTTAATCAAATAAATAAGGCTCAAGATACTATTCAAAAACTTATTGCAGGTAAAAGAATAAAGGTTGCATCTCCTGAACAGGAAGCTATAGCAAGTGGTGCTACTGCTCCTACTGCTAGACAAGCTGGTGCTGGTCAAGGACAACGCCGACCAGGACAAAGTGGACAACAGCAACAAAGACAACCACAAGGACAGAGACAGCAACAGGTACAACCTCAACAACAAAGGCAACAACAGCAGGTGCAACAAGTTCCTCAACAACAGAACTATAATACCAACAATAACTACACACCTAGCGTGTAGCTATGGAGTGGTCATACGAACTAGTACTGACCAATAAACGTAAGAGGGGAAACTTTATCCCCTCTTCTGATTTATGGTCTAGGATCATGGAGTATGGATCATCTGAAGCAATGTATAAGAGTGTCTTCATGTATCGTACTGAAGATACAATAGCTCTACAAGATAAGCATTCAGTTGCTGGTATAACAACTGTTAGAACTGCAACATGGATTCCTATTGATGTAGATAAAGGAGACAATACTGATGAACAAGTTTTGTTAGATGCAAGGAATGTTCTTAGTCAACTTACTTATCTTGGTTTAGATGTAGGATACAACTGTAACATTTGGTTCAGTGGTAGTGGGTATCATATAGATATCCATGCTGACTGCTTTGGTATAGAACCTTCAGAAGATTATCCATTCATGATTAAGAGAACTATTAAAAAGATGTTACCTAATGTAGACTTTGCAGTCTATATGAGAACATCTATTATACGTTGTCCATTCTCTCGTAATGATAAGAATGGTAGGTACAAAATATTTCTTACCTATGAAGAGATAATGCAGTTACCTTACCAACAAATACATGCTATGGCATCTTCACTTGAAACAGTAAAGAATAGAATAGCTACCTTTCTAACTGATCAAGAAGAGAATCCTCGTGAAGGAAACAATGAGCTACATGGGTATGTTAATTTTAATGTACCTAAGATAAGACAGATAGGTGATGTTATTGAACCTAGAAACGTAGTGTCCTGTATTTATAGTATACTACAAGAAGGTGCAATAGCTGGATCTAGAAACAATAAGATAATGAGGATAGCTTCTTTCTGTAAACGTTCAGGTATATCTAGTGAGATAGCTAAGCTAATTATTTTAGATTGGAATAACAAATCACTAAATGAAAATACTGTTATAGAAAAGATAGAGTATACATATAACAAAGGATATATGTATGGTTGCTCTGATAATATCCTTCAACAATATTGTAGTGGCTCATGCTCTCATTTCAAAAGAAAGGATCTAACACTAGCTTATAGAACTGCTGACTCATTACAAGCAGAGCTATTAGATAAAACTGGTAGAGATACTGATGGTTTAACTATTGACTTAGGTGCTATGCTAGGCATACCTCCTGTATTAGATTGTGCTATACAACCTGGTGAGTTAGTAACTATCATTGGTGGACCTGGTAGTAATAAGTCTACGTTTGTTCAGAACATTGCTCTTGGTCTTAACTTTGTTACAGCAGAGATAGATCAAACAAAACAAATACCTTGTGTTATATTTACTCCTGAACTTGCACCACATCTAACGCATAGGCGTAACCTACAGATGGTATCAGGTAAGAGTAAGAAAGATTTACAAGATATGAATATATTACGTAAAGCTTACAAAGAAAGTAAAAGCTCATTAGATCATATTAAGATAGTATCTTCAGAGATCTGGTTAGAAAATATTGAACAAACATTAGTAGAACAAAAGGTAAAGCTTATCATAATAGATTATGCAGAGCTTATACATATAGAAGGAGAGAGACCTACTACTAAAGCTTATGATAAACTACCGAAGATACTACCGAAGCTTAGTAGTATCGCAGTTGAAAAGGATATTATAATTATATTAGTATCTCAATCTGATAGGACTGATGCAAAGAATCAAGACATAGGATTACACTCTGGTTTTGGATCTGCTGCAATAGAAAAATCATCTAGAAAAGTTATCACTGTAACAGGTAAAGCTGATGAAAGAGATAGACGTATCAAGATGGTTAAGAATCAAGATGGAGATATATTTGATGTTAACCTAGAAGTACTGGAATCCTATAGACTAAGAGTTGTAATGACTCCTGAACAGGAAGCAGTACATGCAAGACAACAGGCTCTACTATAATGAAAGTACAACGCAATGGATATACCTTTGCTAACGAAAGTGAAGCTCTCTTCTTTGATTGGATAATAGAGGCTTATGATTTAGGAATACTCATAGGTTATACATACCCATGTCCATCTATGAGTATCATTCCTAACAAGAGAATAGCTATGATAAAGTATTCTAGTAAATTAAGAATACCTAAGCAGAGTGATAAACATCTGCTTAATGGATTAAACTATACACCTGACTTTCAGATAGAATTATCTGATAAGATATTTAAATTAACTAACGACTTTGTTAACTATCAAGGAGTACATGGTACTATCCTGGAAAAGAATAAAGTTGATAGATTCTTTTTAGATATAGATATAAAATCTAAAGCAGGTAATAAGTTTGGTAACAATCAAACAGCTACTACCTTCCCTATTGTACAGAAATTATTGTATCATATCAATAATCATTTTGTATCAAAGGTAATAGTAGAAGATTGGTTTAA